CCATCAAGGCTCGCTATAGTTATATACTAAGATAACTGCTGTCAATAACAAGCCTTCAGGAAAAGAGTTGTTGACTGCTATCAACACTGGTCTATTCTTTCAACTGGAGACACTACCGCTAACCAGATTGGAGGTTCAGACCATGCCACACTTCCCAAAGAAAACCCTTGACCTGCCTAAAGATGGTGGTTCAAGCTCCTCTCAGACAGCTAAGAAACCCACAACCAAAGGAGAACCTATGGCAACCAAACCCAGTCCCATCCAGACCAAGCTACTGACTCTGGAACATGACTTTGAGATCAAGACTGCTACCTTCCAGAATCCCAGGGTTGATAAGGAGACTGGAAAGAAGGGTGTTTCAGAGGATTACGCACTCTTTATTGATGGTGCGCTCTTTGAAAACAAGTTCACCAGAGGTAGGGCACAGACTGAAGCCTTGAAGCCACTCCGTCTTGCTACCCTCAAAGAGTTTGCCCAGGCATTTGAAGAGAACATCACTGAAAGCAACGCTTCATTCCTCATTACCAAGGTGAACAATTTCAAGGATTTAGCTGAAGTTCTCATCTACAACAAAATTGCCTTCCTGGACTTCCTGGAGTGGGTTGATGAGCACCTTCCAGAAGAAGAGAAACCCGGGAATGCTACTCCTACCGTTCGTGTTTCCCAGGACTCCACAATCCTTGCTGGTATCCTGAATGGACTTGCTGATATGGAAGCAGAGAACAATGGCAACCTGACTGAGAAGGACTGGAAGCCTGATGTTGAGAAGAGGCTTCAGCGTCTCCTGGAACTGGTTGGCAATGAGAAGACCACAACAGATGCCATCAAGTATCTGACTGAGAAGCTGGAAGATAAGGAATACGGATGGGTTGGGTATGAGCAGAAGACCAAGGCTGACCCCAAAGACCCGAACCGGCGTATTCCTAACCCGTTCTATGGTCAGATCAAACTGAGGAAAGCTAAGAAGTAGAGATGTAGCAGCAGGCACGAAAAAAGGGCATCCAATGGGGTTAACCAAAGGATGCCCTAACTGTATCTACTCTCCTATCTATTCCCAAGGATGAATATGTCACGGCTCATGATTGCTTCCAATTTTCTCTTTACCCTCTTATTGATGGCATCCCTGGACTTGGCTACCTTGGAAGCCACATTAAATATCTCTTGGACTTCACCTTCATTTCTGACGACTACTCTCACTGAATGAGGATAGCCATTGATGAAGAGTGGCTTGTGTTCATAGCTGGTTGACATGTTTTCTCCTGTTTGCTTAGAGCTATTGCGATTTCAGTATTAGATAGACCAAAATGAGACAGCCTATCTACCAGTTCTCCATCTTCCGTGGTTCTACTTGGCCTTCTTTGGTTTGCTGGCATAGATCCAACCATTGCTGTCTCTGCTGTTCTGGAATGCCAAGTTATCAGCAATGGCGATAGCCTTCTCTTTATGCTCCAGCATCATCTGTTCCAATACTTCAAATAGTTGCGCACCATTAAGCATTGGAGCAAGAGAGATGAGGACAGATGCCAGCTTTTCAGCACCTTCCTTGGCCATTGGTGCCGGTCCCTTATCCTTGACCATGAAATCGTAGGCAGTCTTAAAGTCGATATCGTAAGTGCTAAGCATTCTGAAAAATGGGAGATTCTTGATGAACTCCAGCTTCAGAAACTTGTTCCAGTCTTCGATTTCAATCTCTTCACTTGCCATTGCCTTAACTCGGTCAATGGTCAGGTTCAGAGCCTTGACTGGAAGCTTAATGCTTTTGTTGCTGTTGAGGATGTAGGAAGAGGCAGAACCATTACCATCTCTGGTAACAAGTTCGGCCATCTTGTTCTCAAGCTCCGCCTGCTTCTCTTTCCAGGCATCAAAGCTACCTCCAACAACTTCAGAGGTTGTAGCAAGTTCTTCAATTTGTCCCATGGTGAGGACTCCTATAGATAGGCGTAGCTACCGAGCTATGCCGGTTGTGTGGACTTGGTTGGTTGAGGTGGAATCTCCAAACCCCTGAGCAATCGCCTGGGCTGGATGGTTCAAAGGGATTAAATGGCGCTACTTGAACCTTGCCCAAAAGTGCGCCAAAACTCGGTATGGTTTTTGTTGCTGGTAGGCAGAATCGTAATATCTCCCAATCCCCCTACATCCTCCTACATGGCGACACAAGAGCAGTCACCAACATTGCGCCAAAATCTGGCACGATACTTGTTCCTGATAGGCAAAATCGCACTATTTCTCGATCGCCCTACATAGACTTACATGGCGATACAAGAGCAGTAGCCACAAGTGCGCCAAAATCCGGCATGATACTTGATGCTATTAGGCAGAATCGCCTAAAGTGCTATCTCCCAATCGCCCTACATAGACTTACATGGCGACATTAGAGCAGTAGCCAACCCTGCGCCAAAATCTGGCACGATACTTGATTATACAAGGCAACTATTGCATGTCTTATCTCTCAATTGCGTAATGTTCCCATAGACTGTCCGTCTATCTGGGGAACGTCATGCAAGGTTGCGCATGAGCTTCAAAGACTGTTCACTCGACTGGTGAACGTCATGCAAGCGTTCCCAACCTGTTCACCCCTAACCTTGCGAGGTGATCCAGTATCATGCTTGCCCTACATAGACTGTCCGGCCGGGCAGTGAACGTCACGCAATGCTGCACATGAACTGTCCGGTTAACCGGGCAGCATCGCGCAATGCTCCACATGACTGTTCTATCAATAGGGCCGGATCATCCGAACATGGGGCAAACTCCCGCAAGTGCTCCACAGACTGTTCAGGCCAGGCTTGAACGTGGAGCAAGCCTTGCACGTTCTCCCATCTCGGTCCCTGCTACCTCTCTATAGACGTTGAATTAAATAACGTCATGGAGTAGTAATGGCTGATAGTGGTATTAAGAAGAAAGTAAACTTAGGTGGAAGACCGCAAGGGCGACTAAACAAGATTCCAGTTGCTATTAAGAACTACATAATGGAAGCACTTGAAGCAGGAGACGGAGCTACAGCGTTTTTTACAAAGCTTAAAGAGAATGAACCTAAAGCCTTTGCCAATGTGGTTGCAAAGCTGCTTCCAAAGGAAATTAGAGAAGAGATTTCAGGAGACAATACTGTTAATATTAAGGTAGTATATGATAATACCAGTAGACAAGATAATGTTATAAATGCTAATTTGGTAACAAATGCACTACCAGACAATGCTGATTATGCTGTTGGTAGTGATTATGAAGATAGCGAAGATGAAGTAGAAGAATTAGAATGTAAGCCAGACTATAATGCTATGCAGAAATATATAGAAGAACAAAAGAGCCTATCTACAGATGCTCATAGGAAAATGATTTAAGTTTATGACAGAAATAAAGTTTGAACTACCACCAATTGTAGCACCACTCATTACTAAACAAATGCGGTATAAGGTGCTGTATGGAGGCAGAGAGTATAGCCAGATCCCTTATCCTAATTGCCTCAAATCCAGCTATTTGGAATAAGAGCAAGACAAAAGTTCGTATCCTATGCACCAGAGAAGTCCAAAACTCGGTTAGACAGTCCGTTCATTCAACATTAAAAGACATCATCATGAACTATGGTCTAACTTCTATCTTTGAAGTTACAGATAAAGCAATTAGATGTATTAAGAATGGTTCTGAGTTTATCTTTACTGGTCTATCGTCTCTGACGGCTGATAGCATAAAGTCCATCTCAAACGTAGATATAGCATGGTTAGAAGAGAGTCAGACGCTAACACAATACTCTCTTGATTTGCTACTACCTTCAATTAGAGCTAATGATAGTGAAGTATGGTTTTCCTTTAATCCACACTTAAAAGATGATCCAGTTTACAAGATGTTCATCACTAACGGCCATATTCTGGATAACGCAATTATTATCAAGATGAACTATACGGATAATCCATTCTTTCCAGAAGTCCTACGGAAAGAGATGGAGAGAGCAAGAAAAGATCCGGCTGGACATGACCGATTTAACTGGATTTGGCTTGGGGAGTGCTTAGAACATTCACTCGCTACGGTCTTTGCTGGAAAGTTTGCCAGTTATGACTTTACTCCGAATGAGAGTCTATGGAGTCCAATGTTTGGCTCTGATTTAGGCTTTGCTGAGGACCCAACTACGCTAATCAAGTGTTGGGCCTACGAAGATGAACTATATGTGGAATATGAACTCTTTGAAAAGGGTCTTGAGATAGATAGGATGCCAGCAGCTTTTGACTTCATAAACCCAAGAAAACCAGCAGAAACACGTAAATATATCATCTATATGGATTGTGCCAGACCTGAAACCATCTCCTACATGAAGAGGAATGGTTATCCAAGATGTATGCCAGTTAAGAAATGGTCAGGCTCTATTTTTGATGGTATTGAACGTCTTCGCTCATTCAGCAAGATTATTATTCACCCAAGATGTATTAATATCTTAAAAGAGTTTGAAACATACTCATACAAAACTGACCATCTGACAGGGCATATTCTTCCAGACGTTGAAGATAGAAATAACCATGGGATTGATGCTCTAAGATATGCCATCCAGCCTCTAATTCTCGGTCATAAGTTCAAAAAGATTGAGGATAGAGAGAAAGAGCCAGAATTAGACTCATTTGGAAGACCAATTAGAGGACAGCGTATCAGTTCAGCATACCTTTCACCAAATTCATTTATGTTATAGCACTTAAATTATAGAAGAGATATACACTAATGGCCAATAAGAAGAGAGTAGTAATACCAAAAGATGATGTAGTAGAAGAGTTAAAAGAACGCTTTGGACTCGCCTTTGAATCCTCAAAAGAGCAGAGACAGAAAAGTTATGATGATTACCTCTTCTGCGACCCTGAGAAGCAATGGGATCCGATTATCAAGGCTCAGAGAGAGTCAGAGGGTAAGCCAGTCTTCTCCTTTGACCGTATCAATCAGCAGGTTAAACAGATCACCAATGCCCAGAGAAGTAATAGACCAGCAGTTAAGATTAATCCTTGTAACAATGAGGCTGACAAGGATACTGCTGAAGTATACGAAGGTCTAATTAGACATATTGAGTATATTAGTGGTGCTGATCAGGCTTATGATACTGCCTTTGATTGGTGCGTTAAAACTGGTGTTGGATACTATCGTCTAAGAACTGCCTACTTGGATGATACTACCTTTGACCAGGATATCATCATTGATAGAATTGTTAATCCATTCTCAGTCTACATTGATCCAGCCTATAAGACGGCAGACGGTTCTGATATCTCATGGGCAATTATCAGCGAAGATATTACGGTAGAAGATTTTAAGGAACAGTATCAAGAGTCTAAGCTGGTCAATTTCAACCAAAACTCTTGGATGAGTTTGGGAGATGAGGAGCCAGATTGGTTCACCTATGGCAATAGTGGTAGAACTGGTTGCCGTATCTGCGAATACTGGAAGAAAGTTACACAAAAGAAGACACTATGTAAGCTGGAAGATGGACGATCTTTATATGAAGATGAGTTAAAGGAAGAAGATAAAAAGAGAGTAGAAGCCAAGAGAGACGTTATCACTGAAAGTATCAAGTGGTATAAGTGTAACGGTATCGAAATCTTAGATGAAGGTGAATGGGCTGGTAAGTATATTCCAATCATTCCAGTATTTGGAGAAGAGTATCATTTAGATGGTTCTTCTGTCTACTCTGGTATGGTTCGTAACTGTAAGACTGAACAGCTTGAGCTAAATATCGTCAAAAATAACATGTTGGAAGTTATTGCTCTTGCTCCAAAGGCTCCATGGGTTGGTCCTATGGGTTTTGTTGGAGATGGAGACAATAAGCGAGCATGGGAGACAGCCAATCGGGTTAACTATCCATACCTTCAGTATGCCTCTGCTGATGACCAGGGAAACCCGCTTACTCCACCAGAGAGATTGAATCAGGAACCAGCCATTCAAGCCTTCATTGAAGCAACAAATATGGCTGAGAACGATATTAAGACTACCAATGGTCTGTATGATCCATCTCTGGGTAACAAGATGGCTAATGACCAGTCTGGTTTAGCTATCAAGGCGCTTCAGAATCAAGGTTCACTTGGCAACTATAACTTTTCAGACAATTTGAGTAGAGCTATTCGTTTGGAAGGTCTAATGTTGATTGACCTGATTCCGCATATCTACGATACCAAACGAACTATCCGTATCATTGGCATAGATGAAGAACATAAGATGGTTCAAATTGACCCAAATGCTCCAGTAATGTCCCTATATGATGAAAGCTATGCTGATTTAGACGGAGTTGAGCGGATTTTTAACCTTAAAGCTGGGAAATATGATGTAACTGTCTCTTCTGGACCATCATATCAGACTAAGCGGATTGAAGATGCCAACATTCTCTTTGAACTGATTGGGAAAGATCCAAATCTAATGGCTCAATATGCTGATATCGTTTTCCAGGCTCTTGATAGTCCCATTGGCTTACAGATGACTGAGAGAGCACAGAAGCTATTGCCTCCACAACTCCAGCCTAAGAGTAAGGGTGGTAAGCAGACCTTAGACCAGCTTCAACAGCAGGTTCAGGAACAGCAGGGCATGATTCAGCAGCTAACCCAGACTCTCCAGAAAGAGACAGCCTTAGCAGATAAGCAACAGAACGAACTACAGATTGCCCAACTTCAACAGCAGACTGAACTACTGAAGCACAAGACACAGATGGAACATGACACTAACAAGATTGTCTTTGCCTCTCAGATGGAAGAACTAAAGATGAAGGCTGAACAGTCCCATGAGGCACTGACAGCCATTCAGAAACACCTGCTGGCAATGGATATGGCTACCCACAATGCCTCTCTGGATACCATCCCAGCACCACAGAGCACTCCAGCCCCAGGCACAGACCAGGCATCAAGCCAGGCTATTCCTGAAGGGCAGCTATAGCAGTCTAATTGACTATTTTAACCACAAGATGAATTAAATAACGATTAGTAAGTTTACGGGAACTGTAAACCCGGCTTAACCTTGGGAAATCCATGTCAGAAGAAAATGTAGCAGAAGTAGAACAAGCTTTAGTGTATGACCGATCAGAACGTTTAGCAGCAAAAGTAGCAGCAAGGGAAGTTCCAGAAGTAGAGACTAAGGCAGTAGAAACATCATCTGAAGAATCTAATGATTCTGAAAACAATGTAGATCCAGAAACTACAGAAACCAATGCCGATGGCGACTTAGAAGAGAATGAATCTGAAGACTCTGGTGAAGAGTCTGAAAATATAGCTGAATCAGAACCAGCTACTAAGAAGAAAACCGGGATTGAAAAGCGTATCAATAAGGTTGTGAAAGAACGTGAAGAAGCTAAGCAAGAGGCTGCATTCCTACGTGGTCAGTTAGAGGCTCTGACGGGTGGACAGGGAAACCAAGTTGCTCCAGAGATTCAACCTGTAGCAGACCCAAATATGCCAGATCCCAGCAGATACACCGATCCAATCAAGTATCAAATTGACCTTGGCATCTATCAAGCTCTTGAACAACAGAAGTTTACCGCAAAGATTCAAGAGGCTAAGACTAAACATCCTGACCTCGATGAGTTGCTAAAGAAGAATCCAACTGACAATCCAACACCAGAAATGGTCCAGCTTATCAAAGATTCTGAGGTAACTTCAGAACTCTATTACTACTTTGCCTCACATGCTAATGAATACAATGAAATCAATAGAATGAATACGCTAAACAAAGCTAAAGCTATTGGTAAAATCGAAGCAAAGTTAACAGAACAAGTATCTAAAACTGAAACCAAGGTTGCCGTAAGTAAGGCACCAAAACCTATTACTCCAGTTAAGGCACAGAACGTAAAGCCTATGCTGGAGAAGAAAACAAAGTATGAAATATACTAAACATAAGGATATATAATGGCTACTATTTTACAGAATGCATTTAATAACATTGGAGATATTGCTCCTGAAGCAATGGACGTTCTCCAGAATAACCTAACTTTCTCTCGGACTGTATCTCACAAATATAGTAAAGCCTGGGAAAGTGCTGGTGGTCGAATTGGTGATACCTATAACATCCGTATTCCAGGATACTATGGCCGTGTTGCTGGTTCTGCTGCTGTTCCTACTGGATATAATGATGTTCCAGTTCCAGTAACTCTAAAGCAGTATAACAGTTCAATCTATTTCTCTGATTTTCAGATGCGCTTAAACGTTGATGAGATGAGAAAGAATGTTCTGGAACCTCTCTTAGAGCCTCTTTGGGAGGGTATGGACGCAGATGGTATTGCTCTCTACTCAGGTATCAATCAGTTTGCTGGAACTCCAGGAACCGCAATCGTAAACCAGACTCCTTTCCTAAATGGTAAGGCAACTATGGCTGTCCAGTCTGCTAAGCCACAGGGCAGAGATTGTAACGGCCTTCTAAACCCCTTCATGGAAGCCTCTATGGTCGGTGCTTTCCCTGGTATGTTTAATCCTCAGTCACAGTTAGGTGAGGATATCGTAAAGGGTGAAATTAGCGGAACCTATTCAGGCGTTAAGTATTTCTCAACTGCCAATCTTCCTACCTTCACTCTTGGAACTTGGGGAACCTCAAACCCTGTAGTTGCTGTTACCACAGGTGCAACTGATGGTGGTTCATCCTTCAATACCACTGGTTGGGCCTCTGGTGCATCTACTCTAAATGCTGGTGATTGCTTTACCATCGCTGGTGTATATGCCTTCAACCCTGCTAATAGACAGGCTACCGGAACTCTAAAACAGTTCACCGTTCTAAACAAGGTGTCTGATACTGCTGGTGCTATCACTATTTCAGTCTACCCAAACATGTATCTAACTGGTCCTAACCAGAATGTAACTGCTCTACCTGTTTCTGGATCTTCAGTCTACATGTGGAGTGCTGACGGAACCGCTCCTATCCTAACCTCAACTGGTAAGGTCTCTCCTACCTCACTTCTTTTCTATGAGGATGCATTTACCCTTGCAACTGCTGATTTAGAGTCAATTGATGATTTAGGTGGTAAGAGTGTTCGTATCAAGGATAAGAGAACTGGTATCAATCTTCGTCTCTCTAAGTGGTGGGACGGTATGGGCGGCCAGCAGCTAATTCGTGCTGACATCCTCTATGGTTGGGCTATGCCACGTCCAGGCTTTGCTTGCCGGATCGTAAGTTAAGAATTAAAGATAAGAATAATAGACTAAAAGGATATATATAATATGGCTACTTTTAATGGATATGCTGTAACTGCTAAGTTACCAGAGTTTCCACTTTCAAATAACATTACCGCTGCTTCAACCGCTACTATTGCGGCTCCTGCTGGCACCACTTCTCTAACTGCTGTAATGCAGGGTATCGGTGGTTCAATCACTCCAACTTCATACAATAACGCTCTGATCGCTGTTAGTGGTCAGATGGTAAATGCCACTGTTGCCGATGGTGCAACTGTTGACATTCGGTATGGAACCGGAACCGCTCCTGTGAATGGTGCTGCTGTAACTGGCACCCTTGTAGGCATTGCCCAAACTTCAGGTTCAATCACTGCTGGTCAGAAATCAGGTTTCTCTGTCGTAGCCGTGGTAAATGGTCTGATCCCAGGCACTACATACTGGGTTGATGCCTCTCTGATGGCTGTAACTGGTGGAACTGCTTCAATTTCTGGTATTACTGTAACTACTGTAGAACTTTAATAGCATTAGTCAGTATTTGACCATCCATTCTAATGTTTGGGTGGCCATTTCTGTATTTAAGTATAGAGGTAAAAGATATACATGATATTTCCAGTATGGTTATACCATCCACAAAAAGACAGTTTCTATTGTCCAAGTGAAGCCTTTTTTAATAGTTTACCTGATAAAAATGAATGGTCAGATGAGCAAGTTAAGAAGGTGGAACTCAAAGAAGATTGTAGTAAATGTATTGAATACAAAGATGAAACATTTGATGCTTTAAGACTGCTAAAAAAGGCATTAAAAGAGATTGATGACCTCCAGAGACACGTTAGAACTCTTGAACGCTGGAGAGATGCCCATAAGGTTAAGAGAAAGCACAGACGATCCAACACACTACTTACAAGACTCAAAAATGACGCAGAAGCAGCATTAGCTAAAAAGATACAAGAAGAAGAAATAAGTATAGTGGAAAAATATAATGATCTTAACGGCTAAACAGATAATCCAAAGTGCTCTAATGATGCTCGGTGTTATTGACCCTGAAAATAGCAACTCAGAGCCAGAATCAGGTTATCAGAATGCCCTAATCGCCTTGAATGACATGATTGGATCTTGGAACCTTGAAAATCTGTTGGTATATGCCGTCAATATCAACACCTTCACCTTCGTAGCTGGTCAACAGGTCTACCAGGTTGGTTCTCAGAATCCCTTTGTGGCCAATATCCTTGGCTCGACCATGACAGTCACCGCTGGTACTCCCATCGTGGAACCAGGTGCAACCCTGATCGCTGGTGGAGTGCCACCCAGCACCACAGTTACCGGCCTTCTTACAGGCAATCAGTATGGCTTGTCCTGGACAGCTCCTAACCCAATCACTCAGGTTCAGGCCGGTCTGTGTATCGGAACCAACTGGAACATTCCCAGACCAACCCGTATCCAGTCCTGCTCAGTCCTCTATCCAGGTGCAGCGGGCCAGCAGGTAGAGATACCCATCTCAATCATTGATGTTGACCATTGGCAGTCTATTTCAGTCAAGA